TCTTGTTGATACTAAGTATTGGCAGATGTATGAAGAAGAAATATGGGCAGAGATACTAGAAAAGAACATAGCTGCTGGTATTGTTCATTGTAGATTAAAGTATAGAAGAGTACCAAAGAGATTGCCTAGTTCTTTAGAAGGACAAGCTGAATATTGGAAGAAGTATTACAATACAGAAGGTGGTAAAGGTGACCCAGACCATTTTGTTGAATCAGTTAAGAAGTGGATGATGTAAAATGTCTGATAAAAAATCTAAAGTTAAAGAAGCATCAGTTTTCCCAGGTGCAAGTTTATGGTCAATAGTAACTTCCGCAATAGTTGCTCCTATTAGAAGAAGAGCTGTGCATAGTATTCAGGGTAGTGTTTACGATCAAGATTGGATGACAGTAGCTGGAAGATTTATAACAGGAGGAGGCGAATTTACTGATGATTGGGTAAAGGAAATTCACGATAAGTGGTATAAATCATCAATAAAAAAAGGAACAATGAAACCTTGGAAAGAGGGTGATTTAGAAAGTGGAAGAAAACCTCCAGTCAGAATCCAAGAAAGAATGGATATGCTAATGTTGTCCGCTGGTGAGCCTCAAAAGTATGGTTCTATAAAAGAGAGCACTTTTAAACCAACAAGAGGAGCTGAGAAAGGTGAAAAGTTTTATACGTTTAGAGATACTTCACAGACTGAATCTGTTTATGAAGGTTTAAAGCATCATTTACCAGATATGGAAACTGGAAAATCTTACAATGTTGGAACTCCATATCATGTAAAACATGGGGAATCTAGTTTTTTAAATCCCGGAGTTATTGGTATGGGTAAGTACCAGATTAGTAAAGGTGAAGATGAAATGGGTAAATATATGGCTATATACGATAAATGGGATATAGACGCAGGTCAAGGCGAATTTGTAGATAAGCTTTCTGATTGGGCATTGCCTGGGTTTGAAATGTACGACAGAAGATATTATGAAGGTGCTTCTCCAGAACCACTTGATATTAGAAGAGCTCCCTCTCCTGAACTTGCATCTGTTCAACCAGTTCCTTCAGGTCAAATGCCTGTTGGTAGAAGTAAATCATCAATAGAAGATAAAATAATGAATTTTTTACATAAGGTTATATAATGGCAAGAGTGACAAATAAGAAAAGAGCGCAAGTAAACAAACAGCTTTGGGAAAGAGCTAATAATAGTCATAGGCAAAGATGGCAGAATCTAAGTCAGAAAGGTTTCGACTTTTACTTAAATGAACAGTTGTCTAAGCGTGAAGTAGATGCTTTAGAAGAAGCTGGTATGCCAACATTTACAATTAACAGGGTAACTCCTATTATTGAGATAATGAAGTATTTTGCGACTGCTAATAACCCAAGATGGAAAGCAGTAGGAGCTACTGGAGATGATGTAGATGTTGCTCAAGTACATTCTGACATAGCTGATTATTGTTGGTATCTATCTAATGGTAAATCACTGTATAGTCAAATAGCTCTCGATGCTCTTACAAAGGGTATTGGTTATTTTCTTGTTGATGTTGACGCAGATGCTGACCGAGGAATGGGTGAGGTAAAATTCAGTAGAATAGAACCTTATGATGTATATGTTGATCCAGCCAGTAGAGATTTCTTATTTAGAGATGCGACTTTTGTAATGATTAGAAAGAATCTTTCACGGTCAAGTCTAATAAATAAGCTACCTGAACATGCGGCTAAGATTAAAAAAGTAGCTAGAGGAACTGAAGTTGTATCTTATTCTCAGAGAGATACTGATGAATCTTTTAGTACACAGCCTGAAGATATTACAATGGGTGTCAATTTAGAGGCTGAAGATGATGATATAATTGCATACTATGAAACATATGCTAAGAAAAAGTTTGCATATAGAAATGTATTTATAAAAGTAAAACCATCACCTGCTGAACTTGATCTTATAAAAGAACAAGTAGCTGAACAAATAAGCGATTTTCAAAAAGAAATAGAAGTTGGTTTAATAGAAAAAGAAATACAATTAAATGACGCTGTAGAATCAGGAGAAATGATACCTGAAAGAGCAAAACTTGAGTTGGAAAAAGCTAGAAAGATGGCAGCTCAGGCGGTAGAAGAACAGCGTATGCAAATGGAATCTCAAGCTCAAGATGCAGCTTCGACTATAAAACAACAAGTAATGCGAGAAGAAGATTTCAAATTATTGTCTTCTAATCCTGAGACTGCAGAGAATATTGTTGAAGCTGTCAAATTTTATGAAAATAGAGTAGTTCTAACATGTACTGCTGGTGATGATACATTTTTATATGAGTATACATTACCATGTACTGAATATCCTATAGTTCCAATTCCATATATGTATAGTGGAACTCCTTATCCTATGAGCGCAGTTGTACCTCTTATAGGTAAACAGCAAGAGATTAATAAAGCTCATCAGATTATGTTGCATAATGCAAATTTAGCCTCCAACTTAAGATGGATGTACGAAGAAGGCTCAGTACCTGAGGAAGAATGGGAACAGTATTCTTCATCACCGGGGGCATTATTGAAATACAGACAAGGATTTACTCCTCCAACTCCTGTATTACCAGCTCCAATAAATAACGCTTTTTATTCTGTTGTACAAGAAGGCAAGGCAGATGCTGAGTATATAAGTGGAGTCCCTTCTGCTATGATGGGTTTTACACAAGAACAACCTGAAACTTATCGTGGATTATTAGCAAATGATGAGTTTGGGACAAGAAGATTAAAAGCTTGGATGGGAAGTATAGTAGAACCATGCTTAGAACATTTAGGTAGAATATTTCAGCAGATTGCTCAAAAACATTATTCAGTAGAAAAAGTATTTAGAATTGTACAGCCAGAAGCTGGGCAATCTCCTCAAGAAGAGAAAGATGTAAGGATTAATATTCAAGTATATAATGATTATGGTCAAGCGATTGGGAAGTGGAATGATTATGCATCTGCAAGATTTGATGTAAGAGTTATAGCTGGGGCTACGATGCCAGTGAATAGATGGGCTTTACTTGAAGAATATTTTAGATGGTTTCAAGCAGGTTTGATAGATGATATAGCTATGATAGCAGAAACTGATATAAGAAATAAGAAAAGTATTGTAGAAAGAAAATCAATGTATGCTCAAATGCAAGGGCAAATGGAGCAGATGGATGAAGCAATAAAAGATAAAGAAGGAACTATTGAAACATTAGAACGTCAACTTGTACAAGCCGGTATAAAGATGAAAGTAGGTCAGGCTTCTAATGAAATAAGGAAAGACGTACTAGAAACTGAAGCACAACAAAAGCTTTTAAGAGGTATGTTAAAAACTGAGTTTGATAAAATGAAGACTGAAATGAAAGCAAGTATGGAAGTTGCAAAAGCAGAGGAAAAGCAGAATACTGAATAATGGCTAGTTGGAAAAAGAAAAGTTATCCTAGTATGGCTAGGGATGGTAGAAAAAATGGAAGATGGAAAGATGGAAGTAGCCAAACTCATTATAGGAATAAGGCTAATGCACCTAAAGGAAAAGTTGTTCATCATAAAGATGGCAATAAATCAAATAATAGTAAATCTAACGTTAGAGTAATAAGTAAAGCTGAACACAACAAAGTACACCCTGAAAAGGGTGGAAGAAGGAAGTGTAAGAGCGGTTTTACTTGGAGCAAGAGAACAAAAGCATGCGTAAGATTATAGTTTTTGTTTTGTTTGTTTTTGTTTAAATTAGTTAGAGTGAATAAAAAAGGAAAATAACTATGAGTCAAGAACAAGTAGGTAACGCCCAAGAGGCCCCCGAAAGTATTAATACTCAGCCCATCGAAGATAATATGATGTCTGACAACTTTTTTGCTGATCTAGACAGAAGTGTTAATGGTGGTATTTTAGACGAACATTCGCCGTCAACCTCGAATAATAACAGTGGTAACACACTATCGAGCCCAAGTGAAGTTCAATCGGTAGTCCCTGACAGTGATGTAGAGACTATGAAAAAGAGGTATAGTGATTCAAGCAGAGAAGCAAAAAGGCTGAACGGAAAACTTTCCGAATTAGAACCTTATATGCCGATCCTTGATGCTATGCGAGACGACCCCAATTTAATTCAGCATGTGCGGAATTACTTTGAGGGTGGTGGTCAAACACCTGAAAATATGGCAGAAAGACTCAACATTTCAGAGGATTTCGTGTTTGATGCCGATGATGCTTTTTCTAATCCCGATTCGGATTCATCAAAAGTACTTGGAGCAACGATTGACGGTATTGTCCAGCGTAGACTTGGAAAAGAACTTGCAGGACAAAAATCAGAAAATCAGAGACTAGCAAAAGAAACCAGTTTTCGTCAAAAACATGAGATGTCTGATGAAGAATGGGAAACATTTGTTAGTTTTGCTAAAGCTAAGTCACTTGAATTAGATGATATATATTATCTAATGAATCGTAAGAATCGTGACGAAAAAATTGCTGATAGTACGAGACGGGAAATGCATGATAAAATGCGTGAAGTTCAAGAACGTCCCGGTTCTCTTGCTACTACTGGCGGAACACAGGTCGAACAATCAACTGACGACCGAGTATTTGAAGCTATATTAGGTGTTGACAGTGAGTTAGAAAAAGCTTTTGGGTAATACCAGAAGTTTAATGATTAACTAAAAAGGAGATAAATCATGGCTGATTTATTTCAAATGGAGTCAACCGCTGATGTAGCAGCTGGTGCAGCTGAGCCTAGATTAGGAACAGACCTTGACACTGGTGTACTTCGCAGAAAATATGATTTTGGAGATAGAGTCTCTGAACTAGCAATAGCTTCAGACCCTTTTTTCCGAATGGTATCAAAACTGTCGAAGAAACCAACGGATGACCCCGAGTTTAAATTCACAGAACGTAGACCTTCT